TTATTGGCTTGGCTGCTCTTGGTCTTTTCGTTTACTCCCTCATGGGACTCGACAGAGGATGGTGGGTATCGAACTAGAGACAAATGTGTTCGTAAACAAGGTGGTCAGGACACCTTTGAGTGGCTTTGCACTAATGGATATGTGATATATCTAGCACAATCAGACAATATTAAGAACTGTTACACATGCTTTTTGAAGAGGTTTAGCGACTGGACGTGGGAGCAAGAGAAGCGTTTGGGTATGCGAGAAGACCCAAAATACATTACTTGTAGACGCTATAAAAGAAGGAGAGCTAAGAACGGACAACATGTTTGTCTATACAAAGGAGCAAATGACACTTATACTCTGGTTGTAGAGGGACAATGCCCCGTGGAATATCAGTGTAAATACGAACCTGGTGGGACAGAACCAAACATTGACAGCGTGGTAGATTCTCTCAACGAAAGTTTTAAGAGGTGAAGATGGCACAAAAAAAACTAGAAAAAGGCTCTGTGTGGGAGAAAGCTGACGCTAACGGTGATGGTATAGTATCCGATCAAGAGATGGCTATGCGAGAGCGTATGGTTCTTTTGGAGAACAGAGACAAGAAAGAAGATCAACAACGCTACATCGTTTGGTTTTCGGCATTGACGGTAACGGCTTTTATAGGTGTATTAATGACACCACTTGTTCCTATAGATAGAATTGATCATCTTTCAGGGATAGCTGAAATATGGGTATTGTCTAATATGGGCGTGATTGGCAGTTTTATTGGTTTCAATCAACTAGCAAAAAGAAATGGCGAAGAAAAAAGACCCCATTAAAGGCACTGGAAAGAAGCCAAAAGGCTCTGGAAGGAGGTTATATACAGATGAAAATCCCAAGGATACAGTCCCTATTCGATTTGCCACTGTGGCAGATGCCAAGAGAACTGCTGCGAAGGTTAAGAAAATTAATAAGCCGTATGCTCGAAAAATTCAAATCTTGACAGTTATGGAACAAAGAGCGAAAGTAATGGGTAAAACACAAGTTGTTAATGTAGCAAAGCAAGCGAAACAAAGTTTAAGGAAAAAACATGGCAAAGAAAAAGCTAACACCTAAACAAATGCAGATTGCAAGAGTGGCTCCCCCACGAAATAAGATAACGGGAGCCGATTTTAAAGGACTTAGAAAAGGCAAGAAAGGTAAAAAGCGATGATGAAATACCTACAAAGGCTTTGGTGTGCTATTCTAAACAAGCGGTGTGAGGTTTGTTTATGTGGTGAGAAAAAGCCTGCTAAACGGGGAAGACCCAGAAAAAAATGATACAAGCATTAATAGGTTCTATTGGTAGTCTCGCGTCTTCTTATCTAGAGGGCAAAACCGCTATACAAAAAGCAGAAGCCACTATTCGCATGAAAGAGGCTACTGGAGAGATTGATTGGGATCTTGCAGCAATGCGAGCATCACAGTCTTCATGGAAGGACGAATGGTTGACCCTGCTTTTTAGTATTCCTCTTGTGCTTAGTTTTTGTGGGGAGTGGGGCAGAGGCATAGTATCCGATGGGTTTGAGGCTCTTGCGGGTATGCCTCAGTGGTACCAGATCGCGTTAGGAGCTATCGTAAGTGCGAGCTTTGCCACAAGGTCGGCTTCGAAGCTGTTTAACATGAGGAAAAAGAAATAGATTCCATCAAGTGCGATGTATGCGGGCACGACATGGAGAACGTCGAAGGAAGTATGCGGTGTAAATATTGTCAATACTTCTATGACATGAACAAAGAGTGGATTGATTTTGTCCACAAAGGAAAGGAGAAAGAAGATGTTCAAATTATCTCAGAGAAGTTTCCAGAAACTGGTGGGCGTAGACGAACAACTGGTGGAAACAGTAAAAAAGGCTATTGAACTGACGAAAATCGACTTCGGAGTGATCTATGGGGTTCGTTCTTTGGCAGAACAGGAGAAGCTTTTTAATTCCGGCCGCTCCCAGACTATGAAGTCAAAACACCTTATTCAAGAAGATGGTAAAGCTCATGCTGTCGATTTAATGGCTTACCAAGACGGAGAGCCATGTTGGGAAATCCAGGTCTATGATGAAATAGCCGATTCTATGAAAGAAGCAGCAGTTAGGACAGGTTTGAAACTTCGTTGGGGCGCGGCATGGCATATAGATGACCTTCGTGATTTTGAGGGTACAGCCGAAGAAGCCATGAACGAATATATAGATTTACGTCGCTCTCAGGGTCGTCGCCCATTTATTGACGGACCTCACTTCGAAAAGAATTAAGGGGTAGATGTATGGATGTTGTTGACTTCGCGAGATATTTATATAATAAATTTGAGGAGAGAGAAAAAGATATTGCACAAGATCTAGTATTAGGAAACATAAAAGATTGGAATCAATATCAACATTTAGTGGGAGAGGCACGGGGACTCTCACTTGCTAAAGAAGAAATTAAGTCCCTGCTGGAGAATAACGTAGAAGATGCCGAGCAAATTATTACTTCCTGACTTTTATAAAGTCCCAGAAAAAGAACCCGACATCCCCTTAAAAGATAGATTACCACAGCCTACGGGTTGGAGACTTCTTGTTATGCCGTACAAAGGTAGGGCAAAAACAGAAGGTGGGGTGTATATGCCAGATGACGTTGTCGAGAGAGAGGCTCTTGCCACTGTTGTGTCATATGTAATACGGGTTGGACCTTTAGCATATAAAGATAAAGACAAATTTGGAGACAGTGACCCTTGGTGTAAAGAGGGTGATTGGGTCTGTATAGGTCGATATGCGGGGGCACGATTTAAAATAGATGGTGGAGAGATACGCATCATTAACGACGATGAAGTTATAGCCACTATAGAACATCCAGATGATGTTTATAGCGTTTAGGAGATAGTATGGAACAAGAACAAGTAGCAGAAAAAGCGGAAGAAGCCGTAGAAGTAGAGGTTGCTGACCCTTCTATAAAAGAACAGAAGGAACAAGAAGTAGAGGTAGAGGTTCCGACGGGAGAAAAAGCGGAAACTGAGCCAGAGAAAAAAGAAGATGAGTTAGAGAACTATAGTAAAAATGTTCAAGCAAGAATTAAAAAACTCACAGAAAAGTACCGCAAAGAGGAGCGAGACAGAGAAGAAGCTGTTCGTATGTCCCAAAGACTTCTTGAAGAAAACAAGCAACTCAAGCAAAGAATGGATAGTCTTGATCAAGGCTATCTATCAGAGTATGGCACGAGACTAGAATCTCAAGAAGAACAAGCAAAAAGAGCGTATGCTGAAGCACATCAAGCAGGTGACAGCGAAAAAATGTTTGAAGCTCAGAAGGCTTTGTCAAAGATATCTATTGAGCAAGAGCGATACAGACTTGCTAAGAACCAATCTGAGGCAGCTAAAAATCAACCAGAAGTGGAACAACCTGTTGCACAACCGCAACAGCCTCAACAAAAAGTGTCGCCAAAGGCAAAAGATTGGGCAGAAAAGAACGAATGGTTTGGTGAAGATGAGGTTATGACACAAGCTGCTTTTGTTGTACATAATAAATTAATACAAGAAGAAGGGTTTGACCCGGAGAGCGATGAGTATTATAGTGAGATTGACAGACGCATGAGAACAGAGTTTCCTCATAAGTTTGACAAGCAGAAAACGAGCAGTGGAGTTCAAGTTGCTTCTGCTAACTCTACAGCATCTCGTAACACTCAGCAGAAGCGAAGATCGGTAAAACTATCGCCTTCTCAGATAGCGATAGCTAAAAAATTAGGAGTACCTCTTGAAGAGTACGCGAAATATGTGAAGGACTAAATGATGACAGATAGAACACCGAGAAATGAGACGACCCGTGAAAAATCTTCACGCAGAAAGCCGTGGGCACCACCAAGCAGGTTGCATGCACCTGAACCTCCAGAGGGGTATAAGCACAGATGGATCCGTATGGCAACTCGTGGCGAAGACGATAAAGTCAACGTCCATGCCAAGATCCATGAAGGGTGGGAGCTTGTTCGAGCAGATGAATATCCCGAAAGGGACTTACCGACCATCGACGATGGAAAGTATGCAGGAATAATAGGAACAGGTGGATTAGTACTTGCCAGAATGCCTCTTGAAACAGTCAAGGAGAGGAATGATTATTATCGAGGACGAACTCGTGAACAAATGACTGCCGTTGATAGCGATCTAATGAAAGAGCAGCATCCTTCGATGCCAATCACAAATGATCGCCAAACTAGAGTTTCATTCGGGGGTCGTAACGACTCCTCTAATAATTAATTCTTAATAGGAGCTATAAATGGCGAACTCAAACGTAAAATTTGGCTTGAAGCCTATTAATGCTATGGGGGGAACTAACCCTGGTAGTACTAATATGTACTTCATTGCCAGTGATGCGTCAGCTATTTTTCAAGGCTCACCCGTTCAAGCTGAACTTTCTGGTGGCACAATCCAAGTTTTGGGTAACGCTACTGGTGACACAAAGCAGATCTTGGGCGTGTTTGCCGGTTGTGAATATGTTGACAACACCACAAAAAAATTAAAATTTTCCAATACATGGCCCGGCTCTGGGTCAGCAGACACTAACCATGACATCAAGGGTTTCGTATACGACAACCCAATGCAGCGATACATTATTTGTTCCGATGGTACAAATACTGATAGAGCTACCGCAAAGGCTGATGTCTTTAAGACTGCTGAAATAGAGAACGCCACGAGCGGAAACACAACCACTGGTATATCGACTGCACAGATTGATATCTCAACAGCAGAGGATTCTGATCCGTCAAATCCTTTACTGATTTTAGGCATCCAAGAGGATGTTGAGAATGAGGATCACAGTGCTGCAGGTATCCAGTACATTGTTAAAATCAATAATCATGTCTTCTTCAGTTCTGTTGGAGATCCTGATGCAGCAATCTCATAAGGGGGTATAACTATGGCGATATCTAGAGCACAGTTAGCCAAAGAGTTAGAACCAGGTTTAAACGCCCTCTTTGGTATGGAGTATGGTCGATACGAGAACCAACACTCTGAAATTTACACAACCGAGTCTTCAGATCGAGCATTTGAAGAAGAGGTAATGCTTTCTGGTTTTGGGGCTGCCCCAGTCAAGCAAGAAGGTTCAGGAGTATCATTTGATGATGCAAACGAGTCTTTCACTGCTCGATACAACCATGAAACCATTGCTTTGGCTTTTGCAATCACAGAGGAAGCCGTAGAGGATAATCTCTATGACCGAATCTCTGCGAGATACACAAGAGCACTTGCACGATCAATGGCTCACACAAAGCAGGTTAAAGCTGCAGCTGTACTAAACAATGCTTTTGACTCAACCGTAACTGGTGGAGATGGTAAAGAGTTGTGTGCAACTGATCATCCTTTAATCAACGGTGGTACTTTTTCAAACGAACCATCAACTGCCGCAGACTTAAACGAGACATCTCTTGAAGATGCCCTAATTAGTATTGCAGGTTTCGTTGATGAGCGTGGGTTGAAAATAGCACTGCGTGGTACAAAGTTGATCATTCCACGACAGCTACAGTTCACAGCAGAAAGACTAATGTCTTCTGTTCTACGATCTGGAACATCAGACAACGATGTGAATGCTATCAGATCAATGGGAATGCTTCCACAGGGTTACACTGTGAATGACTTCCTAACAGATACTGATGCTTTCTTCATCATGACTGACACACCGAGAGGTTTCCTACATTTCGAGAGAACACCTCTTTCAACTAACATGGAGGCTGACTTCGATACAGGCAACATGCGTTATAAGGCTCGTGAGAGATATTCCTTCGGTTTCTCAGATCCTAGATGTGTGTTCGGGTCACCTGGAGCCTAGGCTTCATGTTCTTCCTCCCAACTTTAAAGGGCGAGTAAAATCGCCCTTTATTTTTGTGTAAAAGTAATTTAGTATTATTGTAATAACCTTGACAGTCACATGATGTGGCTGACATTTGCCAAGACAAGGAGATTGACATGGGCAATACAACTTTTAGCGGACCGGTTAGGTCTGAAGGTGGGTTTAAAACCATCAACAAAAGCACCACCACTGGTGCTATAACTGAAACTGGTTTTTCAGTAAACTCAACAGGACAGCTTATTTCTCTAGGTTCACGAAAGATCCAAACATTT